TTGCCCCGGGGGTTTAAATTATTCAATTGTAAATTTGCACTACAACTTATTTAATATAATATTAAACAAATGTTGTGTTTGACAATGCGATTCCTGCCACGTAGTCTGCTGAATTACCAAGTGATGAAGCAGTATTTGTAAGCTCTACATAACCATATCTAGTCATGAAAGATACTACTGGCTCAAAACTTGCCGGATCAACAATAACGCCTGATGACATTAAAGGAATGTATGGGCAATAGAATGCCGCCGCATCTACTTCACCTGCACCTTTGTAACCAATTAATACGTTTGCTGATGAAGAAGCATATGAGTTAACATATACTCTCATTGCACCGTTTAATGTACCAACGAATTTAGTATTTGTTGGTGCTTCAAAAGTACCTTCAGTTGTTCTTGCGAACGCTGAAGTTGTTGCAGATTGTAAAATTGTCAAAGCATGAGGAGAAACAACAGCCCAGTTAGCCGCGCCTCTTCTTGTTCTTTGTGCAATTAAATTAGCTTGTTGGTTAATAACAATCGCCAACGTTGCGTGAGCGTCACCAATAAATGCTGTTGTGTGAGCACCTCTTGTAGCCGCTTCATCCCAAGTTACCGATGTACCTGCTAATGTATTTAAAGAAGCTAAAACTTCTTGGTCGATTTCAGCAGTAATTTCTTGTGCTAAAGCCGCCATAACTTCTGCTTCTACGTCTAATCCGTGCATAGATGATGCATCTTGTGCCGCTTCAAATGTCCAACGTGCAGATAGCTTTCTTGTTTTCGCTTCTACAGTTTGTTTTAAAATTTGAATTGACATTTTGTTACCAGCTTCACCCTCTAATGAAGATGTTGCCGAACCTGCTGGAGGTGTAGTTGCACCTGCACCTGGATTAGCTGAATAAGATCTTGCAATTTCGAATGGAGATAATGCTTCAGCACCTGCTGTTACACCATCTTTTGAATCTGCATATCTAACTCTTAAAGTGTGAATTTGACCTACTGGACCAGTCATTGGTTGTACACCAACGATTTCGTTAGCGATTACAGTTGGCATCACACGTCTAATAATTGGCAATACAACTTTGTTTAAAGCCGCAACGTTACCAGCAGTTGATGTACCTGCTACTGACGCCTCTGCCAAGTATTTCTTAGTATTCTCAAGGACAGTTTCCATTGACTGTTTTCTTTGTCCTGAAAGACCTTCTGTCAATGCTGTTTTAGTTTCGTCCCATTTTTCTGTGATTACTTTATCAGTCATTTTACTTAACTCCTAGACCTGCTAGTTTTTTAAGTTCAACAATCTCACCAGTGTCTGAGCTTGTCGTCTCAGCAGGTGTTTCTCTGTTACCAGTTACCTCTGTTACTGACTCAGTAACAATTGTTTTATTTGATTCAGCTGGTGCTGATTCATTTAAAACAGCTGGTAAGTATTTGTTAAACTGTTTTTTCAAATCGCTTGTTTGTACAGATTCAAGCAATTCATTCATAACACGACGCTTGTCTTTAGATAACGATGACGTTAACTCTGTAAGAGTTTTTTCACGTACATTTTTATCTTCAGCAATTCTCAATTTAGTTTGAGCCGCTTCGATTTCTGCGTCTTTGTCATTTAATTTAGATTCTGTTTCAGCAGTAGTTGCCTTAACAGCTTCTAATTCTTTTTGAAGTTTTCTAACCTCTGTACCTTCGGCTAGATGAGAAGACATATACTCGCCTGCGAACGCATCAAATACTTTTCTACCAAAGTTGTTTTGTTTAGCAACTTTAATATCGTCTTTAAGTTGTGATAATTCGCTAGTAAGAGATTTTTCAACTGCTTTCTCAACAACACCAGCCGCTTTAGTAACAAAACGTTTTTTAGCTTCAGAAATCATTTTCTTGCCTTCTGCTACTAATTTAACTTTTTGTTCTACAACTGCTTTTTTGTCGTTTTCGAATTCAGTTAATTCTTTTGCTAATTGTTTAACTACAAAGTTTTCCAATTTTGCAAAATTATCTCTTAATTCTTTCTTATCAGCGTGTAATTCCTTCACTTCTTTAGCTAATTGTTCAGCAACAAAATTGTCTACTAAACCTAAATGTTTTGAAACATTAGTTTTGTAAGCAACTGTTTGTGCCGCCAATGCATCTTTGTCTGACTTAAATTCTTCCATTTCAGAAGTAAGTCTGTCAGTTAGCATTTTGTCCATAGCTTCAACAATCTGACTCTTGTCACTTTCGTAACGTTGAGCAAATTCATCGCGAAGTTCAGCTGTGATTTCTTCTCTGGCTTCATCTAACTTCGATTTCCAAGTTTCTTGAATTTGACTTTTCAATTCTTCTGAAATACCATCTTGTTCAAGAATTCCTGTAAAAATATCTGCCATGAGTCGTTCTCCTATAACTTCAGCTCTTTTATTAATTTCGTCATCTCTTCTTTAAGATAACGTTCAGCCCTACGATCATAAAGTGATTCAGCACCAAGACCATAAATTCGTCTTCCGCCTCTCATGTTCATAAGACCTTCATATATTGCTTTCGGATAAGCATCCGGAGCCGACGGTTGAGCTACAATATCTACAGTAACGATTTCAAAATCAGCAACTTGTCCTGATTCGTTTACGTTTCCTGTACCTCTTGAGCTTACACCTAGTTTCGCTCCACTTTCCAAAAGTGTTTTAACAATGTTCCCCATAGGGGTTGGTAAAATTTTAAGTTTACCAATTCCATTCGGACCGTCCATCCACATACTTTCAATCATATGCGATACACGATCCAAATTTACTGTTAATTCTTCAGGATGATCGGCTTCACCAAGAACTGACAAACCATCTTTAAGTCTTGAATCAATTGAATTTACTGCCTTTTGAATTTCATCTAAAGGATAAACTCTTTGATTCTGGTTTTTCACTCCGCCTTGGATAAAAACACCTTTCATGTATAAGTTTTTCTTATCACCTTCACCTTCTTTTAAAATTTCAATTCCGGCTTGGTCAAAAGTTAAACTTTCTAGTAACGGTTTTACCATATTTGACGATCTCCTAATCTTTTACCTTATTCAACTTATGCACTAGCTTTTGGCTTTGGTGCAGGGGCTAATTTAGCTTTACCTTGTGCTGGACTGTCTGGATTGTCCTTCACAGCTGGTGCTTTATTGCCTTTTTCAGCATTGTCGCCGCCCATCGCAATTGGATCTGCGCCGTCAATTCTTTTTGCTCCACCGTTTGCCGCAACTGGTGATTTAGTTTTATCTGAACCATCTTTGCTATCAACTGATACTTTTGATAATTCAGTTGCTTCTTCTAAATCTTCTGCATCTTTTGAATCTTCTTCTGAACTTTCAGTAGCAAGTTCGTCTGCAACTTCAACTGCTTCTTCAGGAGCAATAACAGCCGGCATTTCTGCTTCTGCATCACCTTCTAAATCATCAGCCGCCGCTTCAGCATCATCGCCTTCTTCGTCGCCCATCATTTTTTCAAATTCTGCTTTAAGATCTTCTAAAGCGTCTTCTAAGTCGTCAACTCTGTCTTCAACGTCATCGTCACCATTGTCGTCAGCTGGTGCTTCAGCATCATCAGATGCTTCTTCATCATCGCCTTCTTCATTAGTTTCTTCATGCTCAATTTCTTCAGCATTAGTGTCGGCTTCGTCTTTGACAGCATTAATTAAATCTTCTTCTGAGTCACCTGTACCAGCTACTGTTTCATCAACTTCAGTTTCAGCTTTATCTTCTGCTTTAGCATCAGTAGTTTCTTCAACAGCTTCTTCATCTTTAGATTCTTCTGTTTCAGCTACTTCTTCTTTAGCTTCGTCTTTAGCTTCTTCTTTAGTTTCTTCAACTGCTTCTTCTTTAGTTTCAGCAGTAAGATCTTCTTCGATCTCGTCAGTCTGAGTATCAATTAGTTCCTCATGAATTTTTCTAGCTTTCTCAACAATTACATCATGTAAAAGCTCTTGAGCTTTATCAGATTCATTGTTTACTAGATATTCTAGAACTTGTTCTAGTTTTGATCTGGTTGTAGACATATCATATCTCCTAAATCTTATTCACGTGAATATATTTAGACACCTATATTTCGTGTCGACTATAACTTATATTTAACATAATTATAGGAAAATTAAGAAAAAGGAGCCTATTTTGAGCCGTTTTTGACACCGTTTTTAATTAAAACGTGCTATTTTGGCCTATTGCATAGGTGGTGCGTACATTGTAGCCACAAACTCTTTGTTTTTGTCTATATCGGCTTTACGCATTTCGCGTACTTTACGCAACTTATTTAAATGTTGTAACGTTAATTTAGTCTTACGACTATCAGTAATATCAGCTTGATGAAACTGATCATCTTCTGGAAAATAATTTTCTTTTATTAATTCTCTATAACGCATATTAATATTTACCTTCTCTTACCACAGTCATTACATCTGCAATTTTTACAGTTGCAATTTTCACATTTACATTTACAATTTTTACAAGCCATACTAATATTTACCTTCTCTTAAGACTTTTTCTTGCTCTACCACGTAATTTCTTTAATGACGTATTCATTTTTTTAGTACGTTGCGAAGCTGGACTATACTTTTTAGTATAACTTGACTTTTTACCATGTATTCCTGCTTTAGCTCTACGTGTACCTTTCATTCTAGTACTTTGCTTAACATTTAATGGTGCATTACAAGTTTCAGGTTTAGCAACAATACGTCCTTTACGTGGACCTGTTGGACAGCGAAACTTTCTAGTTAATTGTCCTTTTTTCCTCGTACCAAACTTACCAGGAGATCTACCAAATATCTGAAATGCTCCTGTTGGCTTTGCTTCGCTAACTGATTCAAAGCAATATAAGTCTGTTTTGCTAATTTCGTAAATTTTCATACTACTATACCTTTAATAGTATTATTTATAACAGAAATATATATGCTAATATTATGGAGTTGTATCTGTATCAGGTGTTGGCGATGTTTCACCTTCTGGTGCAGTTACATCTGCTTCTGCATCTGGTTCTGCCATTGGCATTGGAGCCGCTCCAACATCACTTAAACCACCTAGGCCGCCGCCACCTGCCATATCATCACCTTGTGGCATTGGACCTGTTGCATTTGCATTTTCTTCTGCCCATAGTTTCTCATTTTGATAAATTTCATGTTCATCAAGTCCAAGATAACGTTTCATTGCAAAACGTTTTGACATAAATGGAATTTGTTGTAATTGTGTAAAGATACTTGTTTGTTGATTATCAATTTCAATTTGTCTGTACTTACCAAAGTTTTGTGGTTCATTAAATTGTAATTCAAATGACCCTGAATCAATTTCAATACCTCTATGTTTTAAAAACATTTTAAATTCTCTATCAATAGTTGGTTGTATCATTGATTGTAAACGTTTGATATATTTTGTAAATCTAAATTCTTGTATATATGCTGTACCTACTCTACCGTCAGTAAATGCTGATCCTGGATCTTCTGGTGTTGATGGCAAATAACTTGATGGAATTCTCAAACCTTTCATCAACTTATTATTAAAGTATTTTAAGTCATCAATTTCACCTAAGTTTTGACCACCTGGTAATGTTTCAACTTTTGATCCTCTACCTTCAGCCGTTTGTGCAAAGAAATAATCTTCAATCATTGATAATGGATTATAAGCGGCATCCATTATATTTGCACCACCACCTGTTTTATTTGGAATACGTTTTTGGTGTATTTCGTTTTTAACTCTTTCAATAAATGCCATTGCTTTGTTTGTTGGCATATTACCTACATCAATATAGAACACTCTTCTTTCAGGTGCTCTTTGTACTCTATAAATTATAATTGCATCTTCTAATAATTCTTTTTGCTTGTAAACTTTAAAAATACTTTCTAGTACTGAAGTACCAAAAGGCCAAAATCTATCCATACCTTCTGATAAACTAATATGTGCTATGTGTGAAGCATCAACCGGTGTTGTTTTAGTTTCTTGCATAAATCTACCACCTGTAGATGTGCTTATACTTGTTGTTACACCTTGATATTTTGAATCTGTAGCAAAAGGCATACTACCACCTTGGAATGCTATAGGAGCCGACATTTTATATTGACTCATTGTAGTTAAATTTAAATTTTGTAAATTTAAATCTAAGTCTCTGATAAAGTATGCTTCTGGTTTTTTACCTTTACCTTCGTTTACAACTATTTTTTCAATTTTACTTTGATCAACCCAAAGTAATTTATATGTTTCTGGATCTCTAACAAATACTTGATCTCCATACTTAATTGTATTTCTAAATAATTTAAAACATCTTTTGTCCCAAACATTTACTTTAGACCATTGCTTAATTGCTTGGCTTAAAATTTCTGTTTCTGTGTCTGTTGGTTTATCTTTATAAAATATTTTAAATGGTACTCCTGTTTTTGAATCTACTTGAGTGGCAAATTCAGCAATAGTATCTAATGAAGCATTAATCTCAGTATCTAAATCCATTTGATCATATTGATAATAACGTTCAATACGATTTGGCTGACCTGCATATACTTCTGGTAACCATGTACTGTATTTTGATTGTGTAGAACTTCCACCTGGGACTCCAGAACTTCCTACAACTGATTGCTGTCCTAGTTTTGTGCTATATTCTGTAAAATGTTTTTTCCAGCTCATTATATATATGTACCTTTATAAGAGTATTTATTAAAATTATATAGTATTTTAATAAAATAAGCAACCATTATTATGTAGTCGCTTTAAGTGTAGAGTTTTGTGTAGTTAAACTTTGTCTTAAAATTTTATTGGCCTGTTCTAACTCTAAAATCATACGTTCATAATAATTTCTACTTGGATCTTCATTTGGATCTTGTTGGCCTGTCATTGGCAAATATTGACGCATAATTCTCATTTTAGCACTAGCTATTTTTTCACCATCCATCATATCTGTCATAGTGGCTTGATTATTACCAGGTCCTGTTGGACTTACATACCCATCTTTTCTAATTAATTTATTAGCGGCCAATGTTTTTTCATAATCATACTCAGGACCATATTCTCTAATAAATTCTTCTTTGTTTTTAATATCTTGTTCAGTAAATCTTGCAACATCTTCAGCCCATTTGGCTCTATTTTTTTCTATTTTCTCAATTTCTGCAAGAGTTTTCTTATGCTCTTTTCTTAGTCTTTGCTCTTTATCAATTTTATCTTCATGAAGAGGAGACCACATTTCATTGTTACTTAACCATGCATCTGACTTATTTCTATATTCGGATTTACTTAATTGCAATTGTGTTGAATCTGCTTTTGCTCTTAATTTTTTTAATTCATCGTCCCATGAAACTTTTTCAACATCATAAGTTCCATATCCCATCCCATGGACATTTGTAACTTTATTATAGCCCTCAACATTAAATTTTGAATTTTTTAAGTTTGCTTTGTTCGTTTGATAATCATCCCATGGAGTTTGGTCACCTGGCATAAATCCTGGCATCATTGTTATTACAGCATTGAAGCCCATCTTAATTCCACTTGCGATTACATATTTTAGTCCATTAAATATTGGAGATAAGGCGTGCAATATTATTCCACCTAACGACTTACCTTTAAATCCTTCAAAGAAATTAATAACGTGCTCAACAGCATCTCCGATTGTTTCTCCAATTGCTCCAGCATTGTTTAATATTGTTGTTGCAAATCTTTTAAGCGTTTCAGAAACTCTAACCATTATTCTTTCAAATAATTCTAATACTTTATTATTACCAAACAATGCTACAAAAAACTTATCAAAAACTATTCTCATTTTTTGCATTGCAATTTCTAAATTTGTAAATGCTCTTGTAGTATCATCTGGTTTTTGAGCATCACGCATTTTTTCCATATTTTTAATTGCGTCAATTTGTTCTTCTTCTAATTGTTGTGCCTGATTAATTAATGTAATCATATTTCTGGCACCTTGTGCATATTGAGTATTAGAACGTTCTAAAATCATTAAACGTTCACGTTCTGCATCAGATACATTTGCCATTATATCTAACATGGCACTAAATTTTGCACCAGCATTATTTGGATCAACTGTTTCAGTTAAGTCAGCCATTGCGTGATATAAAGGTTGGCTAATTGCTAGTAATTCTCTACCTACTTCTGTGAAGTATAATCCACCTCGTCCAACTGCTGTTGTAAATGCATTTGCTAATTGATTACCGTAATCATTTCCTAATGCCGCAAAGCCGGCAGTAACTACCTGTGCTGTTTGTAGCATTTGATCTTTTAATTCATCTGGTGCTTTGTTTAATGCATTTGTAAATGCCGCTACCGTAACTGATGACTTAACTATTTGTGATATTTGTTCTCTTGAAACATTTAGTAAAGTAGACATTGCAGAAATATTTTTTAAATATGTTTCTGTTTGTTGTTCCAACGCCGCTCTATCTGATTCTTCTAATATACCAAGTAATCTTCTTTGATCTAAATAATCAGCTGTGTATTCAGTTAACTCAGATAAGTTCATACCAAGTAATCCAACTTCAGATAAGTTCTCCCTCATTGCAACATTTAAATCTGAAAATGCTCTTGTACCAAGTACTCCAACCGTTGTAGAATATCTTCCTAATATTTCAGTATATTGATCTAAACTCATTTCAGCTCTAACGGCCGCTTTGGCTAGTCCCATAGAACCTTGTTCAAATCTGAAACCTGTTGCAAACAAAGTTCTAAACTGATCACTAAACGCCTTAAACCTACCAACAATTCCACCAATTACGAATGCTACTGCACCTAATGCCGCACCAAATATTCCTAATCTACCTGCTATACTTTTGACTCCATTATTAAATGCTTTAAATGGTGTTTTAGGTATTAGTTTTTCAGCTGAAAATTTGTTAAATGCCGCTGTTTGATTCTTAGCCGCATCTTTCATTGATTTAAAGCCTTTTTCTAGTATTGTTGTAGTATCTTTTTGATATTTTTCAGTCTTTTTCTTTCCGTCTTTATCAGTTTTTGTTTGTGTTTCTTCAAGTTTTTTTATACCAGATAAATGTTCCAATATTTTTTCTTGGGTAGACTCAGTCGCCCATTTTGGTAGATCTGAACCCCAATGTATCTGATTAATTACTACTTCATCTGCCATTTTATTAAAACCCTATATAAATACTTCAATAAATACTATTATTATAAATATTTATCGTAATAGTAAACTACGTATATAATAGGAAACAAAGAAAAATGTCAACTGAAACAAAAAACGAAAGTAAACTATCAAAGTATTATAGAGCTCCAAAGCTGTATGTTAGAATACCAAGCCAAGGTGCTTTTAACCCTGAGATGGAACAATCAATGAGTGGTGAATTGGCCATTATGGCTATGACTGGTCGTGATGAGGTTTTAACTAAAAATCCAGATGCATTATTAAACGGTGAAGCTGTTACTAGTGTTATTAAAAGTTGTGTTCCAGGAATTGGAGATCCAAAAAATATTCCAATCACAGATATTGATACACTTTTAATTGCAATTAAAATTGCATCTAGTGGTGACGAACACGAAGTTACTGCTAAATGCCCAAGTTGTAAAACTGATAATAGAGTTAGTGTTAATATGCGTAACTTATTAGCTACTGCTAAAATGTTAGAGTCAGAATATGCTGTATCATTAGATACTGGAATTAAAGTTTATATCAAACCTTATACTTACACAATGCAAACAGAAGCGGCACTTTCAGCATTTAACGAAACTAAAGCTATACAGAATTTAGCAAAAGAAAGTAATGATATTAGTGCTGATGCTATGTCTGTATATAATAAAAGTTTTAACAAAATGGCTGACATGAGTGTATCTTTACTTGCTAGAAGTATTGTTAAAATAGTAACACCGGACGGTGATGAAGAAACTCATGCTAATGAAATTTTTGCATTTTTACAAAATATTGACTCAAAAGCGGCTAAACAAATTGATGAAAAGTTAGCTGAAGTTAATGCATTAGACATTGATAAAAGAATATCATTAATATGTCAAAATGAAAGTTGTAAAAAAGAATGGGAAACAACTTTAGATATTAATCCAACTGATTTTTTCGTCGCTGGCTCTTAAAGGCTGAGCCTCAAGAAATAAATGCCTACTTTGAGGGACTGACAAAAGAACGTTCTGCAATACATAAACAAATAACAGAAATTTGTTGGTATATGCGAGGATCAATTACTTGGGAAGAAGCATGGTCACTTTCCGATGTGGACCGTAATGAGATGATTAAGTATGTTGGTGAAAACGCAGAGCGATTTAAGAAGTCTGGTCAAGTAGTTGTTTAGATTGTTGTTTAACTTTTTCACTATTTAATTGCCAAAACTTTGAAACTTCTGTATAAAAAAATTGTTTATACATTTTATCATTATCTAGATTACTCCACAATTGTGGATCCCATAAAACAAACTCTCCTTGTCTAGATATTTTAACACTCAATAACCATTTGTCTTTTTCTTCACATGAATCTTGTGCCTGTTTAATCCATTCATCAAGTAGTTTTACTTCTTTACCTAATGCTAAATTATGCCATTGAAATTCTCCATAATTTTTTGCTTCCATTACTAATAATGGAAAAGTATCAGGTGGAATAATATCTCCTTTAAATCCTCTAGTTTGATTTTCAGATAAATTATCTATTCTCTTGATATTTTGTCCTCCTACAAAAGCACCGGAATACGGTACTCTTGTAAAAGACTCTTTGTATAATTCTGAAAGGAAATTTGCTACTTCTCTTTCGTATGCTTTTCCTTTATTTTTTGATTTAGATCCACTCACTCTGATTTTGCTTTCTTCTTTGCTTTAATAATTTTTTTTGGTTTAGGTTCACCTACTAAAAATTTAGTTAGTGCTTTTAAATCGTTTTCAAATTTTTCAATAAATGTTAATTTTTTACTCATGGTTTTCTTCCTCTTCTTTTTTTCTAACATCAAGGTTACTTGGTTTATCTATTGGCATACCACCTCTGTCAAACCATCGCCCATCTGCTGTTTCCCATACATGAGAAGCAAAACTTCCTTCTTTGGTTAATCGCTGTACCATAATTCTACGTTTAGTTAATGTACCTTGGTATATTGAACCATCTTTTTGTATGAGTCTACGTGTATTATCCGATCCATATATTCTATCAATGAATATAGGATTCCCTTCTTCATCTTCACCATATATATTAGATATTATTACATCTTTCGTCATTTATACTACTACTATACAACTATTTAACAAATAGTCAAT